CAGTATCTAAATACATATAGTCATGTATTCGCCCTTTGACTATAATAGACTCTATCTTAAGATCTTCAGCCACGGTAGTGCTACTTATTCTAAATCTAAACTCCACTCCATAGCATGGAAGTTTAACATTCCCATCAGGCCCTACACCTAAAGTTGGGGTAGATGTAAAAGGATCTTTAGACGAAAGTCTAAAATCAATGGCAGCATTAAGGCCTGTAGGATCGTTAACTGTCAGAGCCATGCCTGATAGTGTCTTACCCTTCCTAGTCCCCATATCATATATGTCTGTGACTATGCTAAAGGAGGGGTGAGTGATTGTATTAGAAGCCCCTACCCACATAGCGTCATCCTGCCACTTAATCCCTGTAATATTCACAGGGCCAGTACCTAAGCTTTCACTATCCTCTGAGTACACATACCCTAAAGTCCCATCACATATGTAGACTAAACTATTAATCTCATCGTAGGACATGTAAGGTAGGGGCATCTGAGATAGAAATTCTCTATACCCCAACTTAACAATCTTTCCATCCCCACTAACCTTATAGAGTTCCCCCACAGTATTTATAAAATAGTGAGACTCTCCAGTATTAACCACCGCCCCATTCCCTTTAATGCCTACCTTAGATACTAACCCTTTCTTATAAAAAAGATCTTGAGGAGTTATAACAGCAATCCCACTATCTCCATATACAAAGATTAATTTACTATCCCCTAATTGCTCAATAGCATAGATAAACCCTTTAAACCCAATAGGCATTTTACCTGCTACATTAGAGGAATCTATATTAAAATTTAACTCCCCTATATTACTCCACGCAACCCAATTACTATAAGGATGGGATAGGTGAAATATTGCACCAATATCTAATGATACTCCTACATACCCTCTAGCAACTATCTTAGGATTGATAAATTTAGAATATACCCCAAGAGCTAAACGTGTAAGTAGGGTTGTTCCGAATTCATCAAAGTTACCATACACACCTAAACCCATCCTAGGTATGTAATCTATATTTGCTAAGTCTATATAAGTATCAAGATCAGGGATTCGCAGAGTTGTATGGAATGAGCTGAACACTCCATGACCCCTATATAAGACTCCTATCTTACTGTTATTAATATTAGCTGATACTTCAACAGTATATATGCCCAGGAGTTTATCCCCATAAATGCCACTCCCAAGAATTATATTCCCAAGCATGATAGACCTCTTAAGAACTTAATAAAGTATTATGAGATTGGGTCATCAGATGGAGTAGGTGAGTTATGGCAGGATCAGGTTTAGGTTCCACCTTACCATTAACACTCTCACACAGCCCATTCCTAAGGCCCTCCGTAGCGAGTTGATTACCCTCAAGGAGTTTCAAGGATTTAAACTTTAGATCAAAAATTACTAAATCCATACACGCCTTAACAATAACATCAGGTTTAGATGGGTCATCTGCTTTATAGGTAAGTTCAACCCATGCAGGACAACCTTCCTCTCCATCCCACCCCATCTTAGGGCACCCATCTGAGAAGCGTGCTAGATTCCTAATGCAAGGAGGTTTAATCTTCGGCATCATTAACTCCTACAAAACTATCTCTGGTTTTGAGATAAGTATATGCACATGCCAATATATTGCCGGTAGTGAATACTTTCCTATGTGAAAAATACTTCTCATAATCATTATCAGTTTCAGCCTTAGCAGCTTTGGTAGCATCTGCAGTTACTATAGATGCCTTATGAGTATCCATAGCCGTATTGTAGGCTATTAGAGCATTGTTATATTCGTTAATCTCTGGCTGAGGTGTCCCATCTGGCCACATAGGTACTAAAGCCTCTCTAGCAGTGCATAATTCTGGATACACTGGAGGAGTTAAGGTGTTAGTAGGGAGAGTTTCTAAATACTTTCTAACTTCTACAGCCCTACTAACCTTAAACTCCATAAGGTTAATTACTTCATCTCCACCTTTATGATCGAAAGTTTTGAGCTCAAAACTAATCTCCCCCATATCTATATCAACTATTACCCTGCTGATTTTAGAATAATAATCCTTCTGAATAAACCCTTTAAGCCCCATAATTTCACCTTTAATTTTTAGTAGCTCTAATTAATGTAACATACCTAGGGGAGTATGTACTCTGCCCAACAGTATGGGTAGTAGACCCACCTGAACCTGAGTCAGCTGCAGATGTAGAACTTGTATTCCCAGTACCTCCCGCACCAGTATCTCCATGGGAGTGGCCTGCACCGTTACCAGTGGATCCGGTTGTGCTCGCCCCAGTTATAACACCTCCATACTCAGCTTGTGTGAAATATCCAGAACTACCTGCAGGATGACCTAAATTATGATAACTGTGTGTATGTGCCGGAAGATCAGCATATCCGATACTTGACCCGTGGGCATGACTTGGGCCAGTATGTGAATGCCCACTAATAGAATGTGTATGAACAACATGGTCTCCCACTGTTATTCCCGTAGTAAAACTAACTGCTGAATCACTACCGCCACTTCCATAATCATTACCCAACACTAAACTTCTTGGGGTACTCCAACTACTATCAAGAGTCCATCCAGTTGGGGCTGACGATTGAGGGAATAGTAAAGCTGTTGTACTAGCAAATTCTGACGGAAATGATATTTTAGACGTAACTAAAATAAATCCACCATTACTAGAATCTAATGAGCTGTCATAAAATACAGAGCTGTACATTCCATCTGTTATATCCCCAGTAGTGGCTTGAGATATAACTCCAGAAGAGTATTTATAAAGCTTCTTGACACCCACAGCATTAAGCCCTAAAGTACAGACGCCTGTAGAAGCATTAACAAACTTAATATTATACATAGCCCCATGTGCATAGGAAGTGACTGCGGGGGATAATATAGCTGAGTAAGTATTAGTACCAGTCCCTGTAGCAAATCCATGCAAGTGGCCTTGGGTAGCAACTTCTAATTCATCTAACTTCCCAGCAGTTATAACTAATGCGATATTACTACCGACAGGCCAAGCCTTAGCAGTAGTCCCTTCCTGGGCACGAGTTATAGCGAAGGTATCATCAGTGGTAAGGGTTGCCTTAACAATTTCTCTAGTGGAATCTAAACTAGGAGCTGCATAGGCGCTACCCCAAATTACAGCCATGAAATATCCAGTAGAGGGAAATCTAATACCTTCACCTGTAAGCACGGTGACTGATAATCCATCTATAAGGATATTAGCATTTAGAGTAGAAAATGCAAAATTTTTATTCTTCAATATATCCATGGTAATCTCCGATTAACTAATAGATATATCTTCACCAGTTAGCATAATATTAGATACAGTCAATGCAGCGCCATCCGCCACGGTCTGTACCCCATTAGCATCTAACCAGCATATAACGGCGTCAGTGTAATCGTCCCCAGTACCAGAGTCTGTAGAGTCATTATAAATGATAGCTCCTACCACAGCTAGAGACCCACCACTGGCTGTCCATTGAGCATTTTGAAAAGTAACTTCACACCTATCTTCTACATTATCCGTAGTAATAGCATTAAGAATTAATGTCACCCCTCCAGCAGTATAGCCATTACCTGTAGGTAATTCAAAAGCACTTATATCTGTGTACTTTTGATGATTATCTTTATCAAATGTAAATCCTAAATCCATTAAAATCATCTTAAACGTATCAGTTGCAGCATTAATCTGCCCCTTCCATAACATTGTCTTTGCGCTATTAGATAACTGATTAGCCATTTTAATCTCCTAAATTATACCCAGCATTGGGGGCCCCTATAATAATTTGCCCATTATAATTACATATTGCCATAGCAGTAGGATGATCACTTGTAATGCTAAATATATTTGATATAGGATCTCGTACTACAGTAATACTCCCATTACTCATATACACAAAATCTTCTACAGTTATTAAACTCCAAGTAGACCCTACAACTGCAGTGGATATCTTAAGTATTAAATTACTCCCATCATACTCATATATATGAGTGGCAGTGCACACTAAAATAATATAAGGCTCGATGAAAATCTGAGGATAAGGGAATGTGGAAGTTAAGTCAAAAGTTTTTACTAACTCATCTAACCTTTGAAGTACCCCTTCTCTACCTACAGCTCCTGCGCAATATATCAACCCATCACTGTTAAGGTAATTAGATTTACTCCTACGGAGACCTTTAGATAAAACCTCAGGCTTTATGGGCATAGAGAAAATTCCATCTTTAGTAAGTTCAATTGGCATTATAATTCTCCAAATGGGCTACCTTCAGATAGAACTCTGGGGACTTCACTCTTAGGAAGAACATCCTGAGTGTTAAGTGTAGTTTTTAATTTGATCTGATTTTCAATTTCTGGAATGGCGCCATTTAAAATGTCATCATAGTTTTGACCTAACTTAGCACCTTCTATCTTAGCCACAACATCTCGTACTACGTCAGTGTGATCTTTAAACTTTGGATGTTTACTATAAAAGTCATCTTTAATCTTAGCATTACTGGCATGATTAGCCATGAGATTTCCTACTACCTCAGGCATTAAGGTTAAGATTCTCTCAATCACCTTTAGTACAATTCTATCTTCAACTTCCTGAGTAATCATCTAACCCTCCATCTTGTCAATACTGTTAACTTCTTGCTCGATTGCATCCTTTTCGACATTTATAAGCTCACCCTCAATTAGAGCCTCCCATGAAGATGCAGTCTTACTACCTCGGAACATAATCTCAAGCTCTCGCAGAGCGGCCCATATTAGAAGGGTTGGATACTCTGATGACCAAACATTTGAGTCTGTATCTATGGATAAAGTAGGACTGTAGAAAAGTCCTTTGATTTCAATCCCGTAAGCTTCATCAGTACGGGGGAGTAAGATTATTCCGGATGCTGTAGGATCAGACGGGTAGGAGGTGTCTAGATATGAGGAGAGTGTGGATGAATCACCTGTACCATCCTCAGTCTCTGGTGAACGTCGGAGATTGGTGGGGTAGTAGTGAGTAGGCCTTCCCTGAGACATTGTAGATAAAGGTGTAGAATACATATTAGCCACAAATGTCTGATGAATTGCTCTAAGATCATAATCTCCAATCTTAGCAACCTCAGTACGAGCTGTAGAATTCATAACCCACACTTCCTGAATGGCCCTACAATTCTGTACAGTGACTTTATACTGGCCAATTATTAAGTCAGTATAATACTTAGCCACTGTAGGATTAATATTCAGACGCCTTTCCAGTGACCTTTGCCCTTGCTGGATGTAGAAGTCAGCCCCATCATCAGCAAAAGTAGAGGGATTAACCAGATCATAGCGCCCAGATATCTTGGTGAATTGTGTGCGGATTTGGAGTAAGTTCATGGTTAACCCTCAGTAAGTTATTTATTAGATAAATCTATAGCCTTTTTAATTCCTTGTATAGATGTATCTATTAATCTATCATCTGCAGCTTTTCTACGGGCAGAATTTTTTATTTCAGGAAAGGCTGTACCTTTAGTGGCTATCTCTTTTACAGCCATCCTACCTGCTAACTTTTGAGCATTAACATCTGAATTAATACTATCATAAAGCATATTATGTAGGGTAGTACCTTCTTTAGGCATCCTATACCTCCTATGTTACATTTTGTAATATAGGAATGGGGCCATTGTGACCCCACTCCTAACACTTATTAAGTTACATTATTATCTACCCCAACCCCAGTCAGCCATCCCCATCCATCAGGATGATGATACTCAAGGCCAGCCTCAGTGAGATACTCTTCCTTAAGACCATCCCTATTAGTCCACCCGCCTTTGGTCATCTGATCGTCAGACTTATACATAGTATCATCAATATACATAAACTTAAGATCTTTAGGCTCAAAGATAGCCATAGCATTACGAGTGGTAACTTCATAGGAGAACAGTGGATGTGTCATCACGTTGATTGTACCGAATGCAGTAACCCACTTACTGACCTGTAGACCATAACTGGTAGTCTCAGCTTTGTAGTCAAAATTTCCACCTGCCTTAATCAACCGATTGATAGCCAGCAGTGCTCCTGACCCAGCAAAGCACAGCTTCTCCCTTGACCCGTAACGGAAGATTTGCTCAAGATAAGTGTCAAGCCAGTACTCACCAGCCTGAAGCCAAGTGTAGCCAGAGAAGTCTGAACTAGCATTAAGACTAAAGTCATTTACCAACCCACCTGCCTTGATTGCAGGAATGAGACCCATAGTAGTACGCTCAGGCTTACCATTCGTCCCAGTGCGCTCAGATGCGATGCTGAACATAAGAGCCTTCTCCATCTCAATGGAGTGAAGTTCAAGGCACTCACGCTTGGCTTCTTTATACTGATCGCCAGTACGGAGTTTAGTCTTCATCGCAGTACGAGTCATTTCCAGAGGGGTCCGGAAGATCTGAGTGTAGTTATACCATTTGGTAGGATCATATGCAATAGCGTCAGGCATAGCTGCACCTTCACTATTCACATTACCGATAATAAGAGCAGTATCACAATCACTCAAATCATGTGTAGTAGAATTGTCATCAGCCTCAAGGAGTAAGCAAGCGATATAAGATGAGGTGCTATTAACTACAGCACTTGTCACTTTAGCATTAACATCTACAGTCGGATCAGATGCATCACGAAGTAGAACCTGATGCCCAGATCTAAAGTGTGCTACATCAGCAGCACTCATTTTTACATACACTGTTGAGCCAAGTCCAGTGTTGGTAGTATATGCAGTCGCAAGAGTTGAATCAGTATAAACCCCCGTAACTGCGGCCCGCTGAGTTGGAAGAGACTTAGTCCACCAATTAAACTCAGGATCAGTAACACTCTCAGATCCCATCTTACTTAAAATTGCAGTAAGAGGTGCAGTGCCATTTGGATAACGATAAAGAATCATCTCCCGCCAAGACTTAGGTCGTTGATCAGCTACCCAGTCACCAGTTCCACGCATTCCCATAAAAGGCATAATCTTATCTCCTTACAAATTAATTAAGCTTGAGTAACAGCAGTAAAAGCAGCAGATGCTGCCGTACCCTTATTACAATAAAGCCCTGTAGTGCCAGTAACAACATCAGTATCGATGAAGAGGCACCCTTTAGCATATTTAGTTGTGCCATTAGCCGGCACAGTAGTCCCAGTGGCTAACAACACCTTGCCGCTTCCATCTTTCAAAAGCGCCGTAACTCCAGTTGCAACTGTAGTTCCATCTATAGTTATACAAGGGAGCTTACTATTGAACAACTTACCAAATAAAGACATAACAACCCTCCAAATTAAGCATCAGTTACAAGATCAAAATTAGCAGCTGCAGTAGTTCCTACATTAACATAAAGACCTGACGTGCCAGCTGCTACATTAGTATCTATGTGCAAAGCACCTTTGGCATACCCCGCAGTTGCATCTGCAGGAACTTCAAGACCCGTGGAGTGTATAATATAACCACCCTCATCATACATAAATACTCTAATTGCATTAGTAGTTCCAGCTGTAGTTGCTGCTACAGTTTTACCTACCAACTTAATAGCCTCAAATACAGGAACCCCAGTAAGCATTCCATCTATAGCCATACCTTCTTTCATTTTTAACCCTCCAAAAGTTCATCAATTTCTTGTTGTAAGTCACTCTTCTGTGAAGTTGCTTGGCGAACTCCTCTAGCCCCTGGAAGCACTGGAGGTTTACCTTTAGATTTATCCACAGAAGGTTGTGTCTTAGATATACCAAGTGACTCTCGAGCAACTTCAGCCGCTTTCACTAACACTTCAGCAACTCCCCATTCAGGATTAGCCTGAGCCACATTACTTGCTACCATTGCCACATAAGGTCGTACAGCATTAAGGTCAGTATTAGCACTGTAAAAATTCTCTCTAACCTCCTGCATACTTACATGGCGAGTTACTACATCCGGCACAAAATTCTGGACATATCCAGTAGTTGATTGTGTCGAGATTTGAAAGGCCTGCTTGATGAACTCCATAAACTTTTCTTTACTCTCCATAATATCATCAAAGTCAACACCGCTGATGAGATCATCTAAGTTTAAAGATAGTTCAGGAGATTTCCTATCTCCCTCTTTAGGAGATGCCAACTGTGTCACCAACCCTTTGAGGGATTCTATCTGGGCTTTAAGAGTATCAAGCTCATTAGGGACTTGGACATCTTGCAGAACCTGCTCAGGTAATTTAGTATCTACACTCCCACCCTCAGACACATTACCCACATCTCCCTCCACAGCAATTTCCCCATCAGTCACGCCATCCCCAGAGGGAGCTTCACCTGTAAGGTTATCATTAGTAGAGGATCCTACTTCCCCCTCTAAGGGGGAATCCATCAACTCATTAATCTCATCTACAAGAGTGCTAGTGGCCGCGGCATCTACACTCCTGTCAGTGGATTCATTCTCCATCTTTAGTCTCCAATTCTGAATCTGATTTAGCGTTTTCGTAAAGGTCTTCAAAAATGCCAGAGACAAGTCTCATAGCAGCTAAGGCCCCACGGGTTTCTAAGTACTTCTTACTATCGCCAATCTCATAAGATTGCTTCATATCCTCAATCCGCACAGTCATNTCTTCCAAGAAATCCCTATATATAGAACTTTCAAGAAAGTTCTCCAAATTAGAAATCGAACTTTTAGGGGAATANTCACAATGTTTGTAGATTAGATTCTCCAATACATCTTTATTCCTCATGCTTGAGCCCCCATCGGAACTAAATTCCCTGCTTGCATTTCATTCATGACTTGCTCATTAGGCATACTTTTAGGGCTAATATTACCCCCAGTCCTTACAAAGTCATTAACATTTTTAGCCCCCAAGTTACGGGCAATATGTGAGAAAATCCTAACTACATCAAACTTCTGAGCAAGTTCAGGGTTCGAACCCAGTACCTGGAATAATTGTAACCAAGAGGAGGAGTAGTTACCTCCAGGTACTGAGCCGTCCCTAACTATTACATTATAGTTAATGTCAAGATCTTTAGGGGTTACTCGCTTTCTACCCCTACCATCTCCAGCCACACCATACTCAGCCATCAACACCTCTTGCCACTCTCCCGCTAACTTAATATACGCTTCACCCTGCATCATCTGGTTATTGTGGTGAGCGAAGAATGTGCCAATATCTTGCATCCCCTGTAACCCAACGATTTTAGCAATCCTATCCATTCTATTAATCCCACCTGACATGGTACCTTGGAATTCTGTAGATGTAAGTCGATCAGGGCCACCTTGCCTCTGAGCACCTTGCATAGCAGAATCAGCCCCACTAATACGGTCCATCCACTGGACTATCCAAGTGGAATCAGACACATTACCCCTGGTTACGTCATTAACCATAAGTTGTTGAGCAACATCTTTAACCCCACGACCCCATGCAGGACGGCGGAGTCTGATGAGTTTCCCAGCTGATGGATTCTTCAAGTCTTCACTATTTACTTGGTAAGGATCGTATATTATCATATCATGAATGGCTTTCCTTACATTAGCCACATGACTGTTGAACATGAAATCTAACACCCCTTGCATCCCATTTAGCATCTCAATCCTTGAGACGGGGGACATAGAGTATCCATCAAAATCTGGGGCAATCACCACAGAGGGGAACTTATTATGACTCAAGTTAGCTTTTCTAGCTTGGATGATCACAGCATCGGAGGCCAGTTCAAAGTACCATATCTCAGGATATTCACTAAGGGATAGGCTATAATCCTTAGGCACCAGCTTTATAAACATTTTAATAACATCAAGACCTGATGTCAACCCAGAAATTGGTGTATTTCGCCCTCTCAGACCGCTTTTACTTCCACGACCCGAGTTATCCACGTTATAGATAGAAGTCTTTCTATTGGTGAGACCTTTAAGGTACTTCACATTAAAGATATTATCAGAAGTCTTCTCATCAGCCAATAATGCCATGTAATTAGTGGGTGATACCCATCCTATGTATTCCCCAGCCTGAGGGTCATGTATGGGGACATTAGGGTCTGGTAAGTATAGGTAAGGGTCTATATTATCAAGAGCATTACCCTCATAAGTGATGACCTCCCTCTCAACCTTCTCTGGCTTAGAGCCAAATCCTAAGAACCCCCCACGGTCAATAGTCTCATACTTAGTCCCAGTCTCCACCCTCCATGTAGGTGTGGCAGCGCCAAAGCCATAAGCAAATGCATCCCTAGCCTGGGTGTGAAGATTAAGCCCTACTTTACTCTTAGTACATTGGAGAGCTATCACCTTTTCAAGTAGAATGGCCCCAATCACATCATCAGGCCCAGTGCCTTCATATCGAAAGATGGGATCTTGAAGGAATGCCGCACAGTAGTATGAGAGAAGAGTTTCAAGAACTGTGTATGAATAAGGGAATACAATGCTAATAGGCTTCCTAGAATCAGCATCCTTGAGCATTCTTTCTTTATCATCAGAAGATATGTAGGCAGTAAGAGTATGGTCAATCTCTCTCCACACCTTATGGCGAGTTGACATAGTATTGGCTGACTCTTGAGCGCGCCTATAAATCATATCCTTCAATTTAGTGTGGAGAGATGAATTTGGGCGTAGATCAAGATTATCTGGGTATTCATACCCTAAGTCTTTTTGAGGGTCAAATCCCCCTGAAGAACTGTCTCCTGTTATTATTGCTGGCATTTTGATTCCTATGTTACAATTTGTAATATAGCATTACCCAATTACAGTAAAGCCCATATCTTCAACACTCATCATTGCTTCGTTATCTAACTCATCATACTCATCTTCACTTGTAGCATTAACAGATTCCCCATCAGACGGGTCAAAGTACACTGCATGTTTATCCATGATATAGGTTATGTATGAGAGTGCATCCATAACATCCCACAACTTAGATCTTGGGAATCCTAAAAGCTGCCCTTCTAACTTACCACAGTTATTAGGATTATGGTACATATACCCAAGACGGTAACTTGGTGCTAAAGAGGCTACTCTATCTTCTTTCCTACCCTTAGGTGGAAGTTCCATAATCAGTGGATGAATCCCTCTAACCCTACACTCATTCTCTACAGGCTGAATGATGAATTGACTAAGGCCTGTTACTTCGTATCCTAAGATAAAAGATGAGTACAACTGCACCTGACGAAACATCTCAGCGTATAGTTGATCAGGATAGAATTTCTCCGCCACTATATCCCTAATAAAAATACGCTTAGAAGTTCTGTCTACTGCTACAGTTAACACTGCAGAATCCGCACTTTGTAATTTAACAGTACGGGCCGGATCCGTAATAGTAACATGAAGAAGGTTTCTAGTACTAACCCTCTCACCATCTACAAGTATATGATCCCCCTGATCCTCAAAATACTTAAAGTATTCCTGCTTAAAAACTGCGTCTTCTTTAGATATAGGTACATTCATACGCTCCATGTAGAATGCGTCTAATGTCCCAAGACGCCTATGCTCTGCAACCTCGGCCAGAATCTCATCATCGGTCATGTAGTTAGGATCATATGACTTATAATTATCATCACAAATGGATAGTTGAATAGATGCCCACTCAGGAGATTCTATCAAATCCACAAGAAGAGAATCTTCATGTTTGATGGTATCTATATAAATAAATATACACCCTTTCGAGTATCTATCCTCAGTCTTCATCAAATCAGACCAGAACCAATCCTTGAGCTTCTTCCTATTCTCCTCACTGCGGATCTCATCCTTATTTTCTAAATCATCTATAATGACAAGTTCAGGACGGTGATTAGCCCAATTCAATCCGCGAACCTGTTGACCTGAACCCCTCGGTAAGATGAATGTATCACCGAATGCAGTCCAACTAGCTTTCGAAAATGACTCATCAATCCCTGCGTCTTTATCAATAGCATCTTTAATATTCCCAAAGAGCTTTCTAATCTGAGAATTTGATATAAGATCTCTCTTTATATTCTCAGTTTGCATCTCAGCACTGGTAGCACTATTACTAATGTATACTATGAACTTCTGCAGCCTGAAAAGTATACTACGCATTGCCACAGTACGGGCCACAGAAGTCTTACCAATACCACGAGGGGCCGCTATGGCAATCTTAGTATGTCCAGCATTAATTAGGTCAAAGACCTGCTGATGCAATGTAGAGAAAGGCGCATAGAAAATATCAGGAAATAATAGCTTACATGTGAACTTGATATCCACCACGCAGTGCGCTAATAAATCCTGAAGTTCCTCTTTAGACTCAATATCCAGTGTCATATTTACCCTACAAATATTTAGACTCGTACAACTCAACTCTCAAAGCGTCAGCCCCAGTCTTAACAATCTTAAATCTAAAAGGTCCATGGATGAGGGTAGCCATGTGGGTAGAAGTGAGTTGCACTGCCTCACCATTTAAGTATAATTGTTCAGTGCCACTGGCATTCTGAGTATGCACATCAAGAGTGTTAGCCCCAGTTAACCCTGTAGCTTGAAGTGTAAAAGTTCTATTCTCAGGTACAAAATCATAATCACGAGTTACAGCACTTGTAGTGTTAAACTCTTCTAATACTGGCATGTTATTTCTCCTTATAAAATTTAACCGAAATTGCTACCGAAGATTCCACCACCTGATCCACCTGAGTTCGCGCCATAAACATATTGGTTGGTTCCAACTTTTCTGGTGAAGCTATGAACTCGGTATGTCCCTGCTTCTTTCACCTTGATATTATTCTCATTGAGCGTCAGTCCCGTAAAATCGACAGATAAACCATGTGCGCCGAGAACTATATTCGCCCCCTCCCTTACCACATAACCAGTGGGCGAATAATCACTTGTGATGGTCTTGATGGCACCTTGCCCGTCATATGGGCCTATGGATGGGGGCAGGAAGTGGATGGTATTTCCGTCAAGGTCA